ACTCGACGACGGCGTTGGGGAACTCCGAAGTATTGAGCATCAAGCACTCGCCACGCAACGCTATACCCGAGTTCATCCAGCGTTCCGACGACGGTTCCCATGTCTCGCCCTTTGTTACTTGAAAGTAAGCCAGGGACATTTTCGAGGATGAAGTATTTCGCTTTGGTTTCTTCGAGGATTCTTGTGACTTCAAAAAAGAGTCCTGATCTATCGCCAGCCAATCCAGCGCGCTTGCCAGCCACGGAGAGATCTTGGCAGGGGAATCCACCGACAATAATTCCATCTGATTCAAATCCAAGTTTGAATAACTGCTCACCTGTTACCTCTTTCACATCTTCTAAAATTGCTGAGTTGGGAAACTGTTTGGCAAGAACCTTCCGTGCGTTCTTATCAATTTCAACAGAAGCGACAACAGGTACACCGTTGCGTTCTAGGGCTAGATCAAATCCACCAACACCGGCAAAAAGGCTAACGGCTTTCATTCGTCTTTTTTCCCAAGAGCAATGTCTCTGATGCGTTGTTGCGGTACACCAAAACGCTTTGATAATTCAATAACATTTATCGCTTTACCTTTCACTACTTTATATTCTTTGCGAATAATTTTTACTGCTTCTTCATCCAACATGGTTGACCTTTCTAGTATCTACCGTGGATGAATCCAACCCCAATCCCTAAAATAAAGCAACCGATCATGGTTAGCATTAGTCGAGCCACACTTGGTATTGAGCTGTGACGCGACCCTTGATGGGATCTACGAAGTGAAGGCGCTGGCTAGGCATACCTGATGCAGCCATCGAGTCACGAGCGTATCTATTATCGGACTCAGTAGAGCCAGTCCAATAAAGATTGAAGTTCTTCTGAATAGGCTCTTGTGCATGGCGATGGTAATGACCAAGATATATGTCATGAAAATCATAATCGTGAGCGCCAGCCTTCCAACGGTTAGCACCAGCGATCCATGCAGCAGGAGAAGCAAAGCCCGAGCGACCAAGTTCATCACCGTGCATCAACAATGCGCGGTAATTACCAACAGCAACTTCTTGTATATCTTCAGGGCAATCTTCCCAAGTAAGGCGCTTCTCACCGGCAAGGATCTGCCGAGACATTTCATAGACCATGCGATCTACATTGTCGCTCTTAGGAACTTCAGCTCTCTTGCCACCGATGCGCCCGTGGTTTCCCCACTCAGCAACAACAGTTACCTTCTCAAAGTTGGCAAGCATCACGCGAACAAAGTCCACGCAAAGGCGAGACACCTGGGTGAATTGACCAAAGAGTGAAGCGTCGATCTGCCACAATTGGGCAGGGTAGTTGAACAAACCTTCAACCATGTCTCCACCAAACATAACCACGCACTCGCGTACTGGATGATGCGCTCGCTGTAGTTCAGTTAGGTGAACGATCTTGTCTGCAAACTGAAGAACTCTCTTACGCATAATCTCTGAGTTGTAAGAAGTAGTTACCTTTGCACCCTGCCAGTCGGTTGAGTGAACAAGTGCAACTTCAGGAGATACCTTGCGCTTATCTGCTTTAGGTGATGGAACTGCTGGAACTTTACCGAGAGTAAGCATCGCTTCATACGCACCACGGTGCGTTGCTATTACGAGTTCATCGTTGCGGATCTTTGCTTTTGATAGTTGCTTCTGCGCGTTGTTAAGCGCCTTACGAAGTTCTACGATTTCCGGATTTGATTCTTTTTCCAACTGCTCTAAATCATCCTCTAGCGCCAAGGCATTGACCCCTTCTGTGACGAGACACAACACCTTCGCTGAGGTTGTATCCATTCTTACGAAGCACTCGACTCAAAGATGAGCTAGTGATGTTCTTATCTTCAACGCGTTCTGCAATTAACTTAGCTTCTTCTTTCGGAAGGGTTTCTAGGAAAGTACAAAATGTACATTTTCCTCTAGAAGAATGTGCAAAATTATCTTTGTTCTTAAGGTCATCAATAAGTCCCACTATGCACCCACGATCTCTCGACCCACGGTTACATAACCCACAATGTCATCCCAAGAATCTGAGTAGGTAGGGTTCTTTAGGATTCTTACTGATTTCAAAGCGATCATCATTACTGCTACCTCTTCAGGAGCAAGATCATCGGTATGGAGAATAGCTCCCCATAAGCGACCTATGAGTGCGAAGTTCTCAGACGCATCCCCATACTTTTCTTGCCGATCTTCAAGAATTTGGTCAATCATGTTCAACCCTTTCTATTGGTTGAACGAACTCTAACAGGTTACACGCCGTAAAAGCAGAAACACCCCTAGATCGGTAGGGGTGTTTCGCGGGGGCAACAGACTTAACCCACTAGCGGTTAAGGTTGTAAAACTAGGATACCTGAAAAGTTCCGCAATCGATAACAGGGATCTCGGGCGAGTCGGTAATCTGCGCCCACACCTTCCATATACCTACCCCGTAAGTACCCGTTAAAAAGCCTGTAGCGCCCTGTAGGAGCGTTGCAGGGAACCAGTCAGCATCAGTTGGTCGGGCGGTAGGTTTGATGACCGCAAACTCCACGGCATCGGTATAAGCCACATTGTCCAGGGTGACCAACACCGGCTGGAATTCAACGCTTTCGCGTGGGTAAATATTGGTCATTGGAGATATGCCTTCCATCGTTTGTCTTGGAGTGAGCCAATGTTGTTCTTGTCCCCAAGAATAGCACCCCATCGACGGGTAGCCATTATAGCCTCATAGTTTCTTGGAGCTACGATAACTGAATCATCTCGCTGGACCGACAATTCTGCGTACCACCGGCGAGGAAGAACCTCACCAAAGGTCTGAATATCATGGTCATTAAGTGGGCTGGTGCGCTTGATCTTAAAAGTAAGTTTTGCAGTAATAGCCAAAGGTACTGTCGAGGCTAGGTAAGTTCTAGATCCATCTGATAATAGGTTTACTGTAACTGCTGTGCTGGCACTAGCAATACGAGTAACTGTGCCATCGGCTGTAAGCCCTACTGTCACCGAGGTATTTGTTAAAGCAATTAACGAGTGGAGAGCATTAGCAGTAAGGGATGCAGTAATCGTTGATGTAGCAGTAGGGAATTGAACGCTCGACATGAAAGCAGTAAGCGAAGCGGTGACAGCGGTAGAAGAACTAGCCTTCTCATCTTTAATTGTGTCTGCTATTTGTGTTGCTGTTACAGCAGTAGATGTTGCTACCTTTTGATCTTTTTTAGAATCAGCAGTTTCGAAAGCAGTTACTGAAAGAGAAGAAGCGCCGTAGTGAGTTACATTTGCTGCACTTGTAAGCGTTGTTGATACTGCAAGGGTAGAAGCAATTAAACTGTTATTAGAAGCAGATCCAGTTGTTGTTGCAGTCGCGTTAAATGTTTCATCTGCATATTCAGTTTTAGTTGCAGCAGTTGTTTCAACATCAGCAACCGTGAGGTTTGCTTGAACAAGCATTGCCCTATAGCCATCAGCAGTGCCAGTAAATGTTGCTGTACTAGATGCTTGAAGATAACCGGTGCGAACCATGTCGCCATAAACGGATGCAGTAAATGCGCTAGTTGCTTGTGCTGCGCGAGTGACTGTTCCATCAGCAGTAAGAGATGCTGCAAACGATGAGGACTCAGCGCCATAAACCGTGCGCGAAGATGATGCAGTAAGGGTTGCGGTAAGTGAAGTAGAAGCAGAAATACTCTGACCGCGTGAAGAATCTGCGGTCAGAGTACCTGTAAACGACGAACTTGAATCGACATATATTGCAATCGCACCTAACCAAAAGGCAGGTGATGGACTGTAAAACTTGCCGTCGTAGGTTAAGGCGCTGGACTTAGTAAGACCCATGACTTAACCCCCTGTTACTGCGAAAAAGAACTAAGCAGCCAAAGGTGAAAGTGAAACTCCCAAAGTTGTGAATGTAAGAGTGTCTGTATTCACGACTGACTTAGATGTTGTAAGAGCTGCTGACCAAAGGAAGTTTCCTGCAGTTGAAGCATCCCATACAGAGATGTGCGTAATTGTCTCAGTTGTTGTCATCGAAAATGATGGCGAGTTGGACAATGCAATTGCCCCTGCTGAAGCAGCAGAGAAAGTTGCTGATGCGCGAGTAGTAACAGCAGATGGATTTGCTGTTCCTGCTGCTCCTGGATCGGCTGTATGTAGCTTGATATAAGTTCCGGCAGGAGCAGTAAATGCCACCTGGCGAAGCATATTTAGCCAGTTATTAGCCAAGGTTGTAGTCGCTAGTCCTACAGTCATTCTTGCTCCTTATTTTCTTCTTGGGGGGTTGCTTTGGTTACTTCTGCATCAGCAGTAAAAACCAATCCCATTACCGTGTTAGACATTATATCTTAATTAAGCCTGTGGCTTATCAAGAACAGTCGCGTCGGCAGCAACAAGTGCCTTGCTTGGAGCAGGGAACTGATCTGCTGGATTAGCCCAACGGTAGATCAATGGAAGAATTGCAGCGCCACCGGCGCTAAGCAAACCTTTGACTGAAGTTGTGTGATGCAAAAGGTATTCAGCAGTTACTGCACCTACGAAGATGTGCGCCCATTGTGAAAGAACAGTCCACACTTTAGGAGATACATTAAAGAGATATTTGTTAGCCATTTTCAATCCTTTACTAGATTAGGAATGGGCGTATGCCCAAGGGAATAATACCCCTAGGACTGCCACTTAGGGCGAATTACTGCCTTAACAACTAGAGGTGAGCGTACCTTTGCGTAAACACCATCTCCGTTGCTTTGGTTTACACCCACATGATCGGGTCCAGTATTGCCTTCAATGGTTGGGATTAACTTTGTGTGCGGGTCGATAGGCCCTGTAGCGATACCGGTATGTCCAGCAACCCCGCTATGAGTCCAGTCAAAGAGAAGTACATCTCCCATTTGAACCTGAGAGATGGGAACGATCATGTTATGGCTATGCGCCCAAGATTCTAAAGACGGGCAGTAAGAAAACTTTTCAAGAGCTGGTATTGCTTGGGCTTGATCGAAGCACCATGAAACAAAGATAGCGCACCATGAGACATGGTTTACGCCGTACCAAACACCAAACTTATTGTCGTTGTTAGCGCCTTCTTTATAGCCAACCTGCGCCTTGGCTGCGGCAACTACTGCGACTGCTTGCTTGCTCATTTGTCGTACTTTGCTTTCATTACCTCAACATCAATTTTTATTACTTGCTGATTCTCAAGCAACTCTTCTACTTTATTAATAAGACCAGTCTTACCGTCGTTATAAAGCGCGTATGTAATCTTAGCCAATTGATCCTTGAGTTCATCAGTATGCTTTTGAATCGTATGCTTAGCAATAAGGCTAAGTCCAGCAAGCAATGCTGCTGCTACAAAGAAATACGAATAAACTATTGTTGCGGTATCTGATGACATGATTGCGCCTTTGCGGTTATTAAATTTCTAGAATATAAACTGGTGCTGACCCTGAAGCAGTAACTGCCCAAAGTTCAGCTCCACCAGCAAGATCAAGCGTAATCTTATCATTTGCATCCATTTTGTAACCTGTTGTAGAAGTTACTGTTCGATCACCAAGATAAGTTGCTGATGTTTCTACATGGATAGACAACTTGCGGGTTGATCCAGCTTGATCTGCAATCTTAACTGCTGTAGTTCCTGCTGTGTATTGTGCTGAACGCATTGAATCTCCTTAGATTACTTAGTGCCTAATCTTACTCTATTAAGTTCACCAAAGACCGTGTTCTTCCCTGAGATAATTGTGTGTACACCTGGGTAGTTGCTACAGATGAGTGGCGCATAAGATCTCGAACTGCCAGCAAATCACCGTTTGATTTCTCAAGCATGGTTGTCGCAAAGTAATGACGAAGGCTATGGAAGTGTTTAGCGTTCGGTCCAAGGATTCGGCGCATTTCATCAGCAGCTTTTTTAGAAAATCGATTTGGGTCGCATTTCCATAATGGTCCAAGCGTGTTGTAACTCTTGATGACTTCGGCAACTTTTGCAGCAACCGGCACTACAAGATCTGTTTTACCTTTACCAATAACCCGTAATGAATAGCCACCGTTATCTTCAATCAGATCAGCGCCTTCGATCTTGGCTACCTCATGGGCGCGAAGCCCGACCATACCGCCGAGGATAAACCAGTCTTTGTAGGGTTGGGTTGCTTCAGCAATCAATTTATCAAACTCGCCCTTGGTGATTGGCTTAGGCACACCTCTGCCTGACTTTACATTGGGCAAGTCGGCTGCGGGGTTATTGCCATTGACAAGATCCATCTTGTTCAGATGCTTGTAAATCGACCTAAGCCTAGACACATAGTTTGCCTTGGTGCTTTGCTTGGTAGCTGAGAGGACTATCTTCTCAAGATCCTGGACTGTGGCTATGGCTGGATGAACGCCAATACGCCGAATAATCTGCCAGTCTGTGCGGATCACATAGGGTGAAAATCCCGAAGTGTCATATCGGTTTTTAAGCTGTCGGTATATCTCTTCGAGGGGTACTAGATCCATCTACCAACTATAGCGGGTGTGCTAACTCTCGGTGGAGTGTTCTTAGCGCCTTGGCTTTTGCGGGAACGCCCAATGGATTAAAGTCCAGATGGTGTTCATAGCAATCACGCCATAGAAAAAACTATTCCAGTTCATTCTGGCAAACTCTCAGTCAAGTGTTCTACTTATTTTCTTTGTTCAGCAAAACATCCACGATGTTATTTTGACCAAAATAAATGCGAGACGCTTGCCTTGATGACAATTGATAGTTGTCAGGTTTATCTGCTAGCCAAATAATTGCCCAACGAATACGCGAACTGTATTTCATCTTGTAAATGAGAGGAAAAAGCAATCTTCCTAATAACCGACTCATCCCATACCCCCTTCTAGGTAGGAAATACCTTACACCTTCAGGGGGCTAGGCTGGCAAATCTACGCCTGTGGCGTGGCTGAGTTGGCTGCAAGTGTGGCTAGATAGGCTTGGTAGTCTGAGTTGGCAGGGTCAAGAGGAATGACTGCCCCATCTGAACGACTTATGTATTCCCAATTTGGATTTGTTAAAGTAATTTTCTCGTATGTGTAATCCATTATAGTTCCGCCGATGCTGTAATTGATTGAGTTGCATCTGTTGCCTGAACATACCAAGCACCCGATGCCGTATTTTGCCCATAGATAGTTAATCCTGATGGTTGTGGAAATAATGCTTGTGGTTGCGCAGCATTAGATGTAGACCAAGTTCCATTTTTTGATAAAGTAGGAGTTACTCGTTTTGCAACGCTAAAAGCATATGGAAAATAAAATGCTTGAGCAGAGCCAGTTGAGATTCCACCAAAAGTCAAGCCAACAGAATTAGCAGGATTGATTACTTCATAGTAACGCTGGCACAACGCTAACTCTCCTTG